GAAACTGATATCTACGAAGAAGGGTATCGAAAACACGATCACAAATTCCTTACTAGAGGCAGTCCCAATGTCAATTGATAAACTTCAAGGACGAAGAGACAAGTGTGCCACAGTTGACGAATGGTTGTCGTGTGAAATCAGAGAAAACCCTATTACCGCTATCGAGCAAGGTGCATCCAAAAATGATGAATATACCATTATAGCAGCTTCTTCAGAAGGTAATATTAGAAACGGCGTTGGAGACACAATAAAGATTGAGGAAATCCTCCCAATACTAAAGGGCGAAGTTGTCGATTTTTCAAGATCTATTTGGTACTACTGTTTGGACGATGAATCAGAAGTTGCTATGCCGCAGCTATATCCTAAGTGCAATCCGAACATAGGATATACGGTCGGATACGACGTCTACCAAGCAGAAGTTAACCGAATGGAACGAGCACCATCAACAAGAAACGAGATATTGGCCAAAAGGTTTGGTATTGCTAAGGAAGGTTGCACATATTTCTTCACGTATGAAGAAACCCTCCCATCCGCAGCAAAGTCCTATTGGGGTCTACCATGTGCTTTAGGAGCCGATATGTCGAGAGGCGATGACTTTTGTGCATTCACGTTTTTGTTTCCATTACCAAACGGTGATTTTGGAGCAAAAACACGAAGCTACATAACGCGATTAACTTACAACAGACTCGGATCTTCAATGAAGTTGAAATACGACGAATTCGTAGCCGAAGGTACTTTGGTAATAATGGACACTCCAACGCTAAAAATGGATTTGGTTTATGAGGATCTTTATGCTCATATAGAATCCATGGAATACGACGTTCGCTGTGTTGGATACGACCCATACAATGCTAAAGAATTCGTGGAGTTATGGGTTCGCGAAAACGGTCCATACAACATAGATAAAGTTCCACAAGGTTTTAAGACTGAGTCAGTCCCTTTGGGCGAAATAAAGACTCTAATGGAAAATCGACTAATACACTTCGACGAATCCATAATGTCTTTTGGTATTGGAAACGCGGTTGCTTTAGTAGATACTAATGGAAACCGAAAGCTATACAAGCAGCGTCGAGACCAAAAGATAGATAACGTTGCTGCGTTATTAGACGCTTTCGTCGCATTCAAGGCACACGCCGAAGAATTCGAATAAACTATTAAAAATCAAAATAAAAAAAAAGGGGGGGTGTAAACCCATGTACAATCACAATAACAACGGTAAGTATCTAATCCACTACGGTCGAAAAGGTATGAAGTGGGGTCAGCATATTTTCACACAGGACGAAGGTCTTGGCGGCCTATTCCGACGCAAGAAGAAAATTGGCAGTACTCATAAAAAGTTAAATGAGTTACTCAACACGGGAAAATATAAGCTTCGGGGTAAGGCCGACAAAACTGCTGAATTAAACTTCTTACATGCCTTTAAGGATGACAAGGGTAAGCTGGTGATTGTCGAGAATGACATCGGCGACGTAGATCGTTTATCAGATAGAGATCTCGATAAGGCGATTCTCGAACTCGAAGATCCACGAGGTAACACCCGACGTCGATCGGGACTTATACAAGGTCTAAATGAGTCATACAAACGTAATGACATATCCCCGGACCCTAATAAGGCCATTTCTCAATATTACTCAATGACAGACAACGGACCTATGATAACCGTAACGGCATACAACGTCGACGGTCAAGGACACTACGGAAGCGGCGTTTACTATGTTAACACCGGAGAATTCGGAAAGAACGATTTCGTCATCGACGGCTAAAACAACACCTTTAAGGAGACTTTACAATGCCAAATTCACAATACAATGATGTGTCTATCCTACAGGCCGCTAAGGAAATGCTCGGAGGCTTGTATGAATCACAAACGACGTATGATTCGGATTTGATATCGTTCATAAATGCGGAATTTGCGATATTATGGACGCAAGGTATTGGTCCGGATGAAGGCTTTGTGATTGACGCTAATACAAAATGGTCTGAATATATAACGGATCCTAGGTTAAACAACATCCGATTATATATACAAACCAGATTAAAAATTACGTTTGACACTCCGGAAAACACGGGTCTATTAAATGCGCTTTACCAAGAAGCCGATAGACTAGAAAAGCTTATTAGCTGGACAACGGAGCATTTAAAAAACGAATCGGTAGGAGGTGGTAAAGATACAAACTAGTTACTTAATCCACTACGGTCGAAAGGGTATGAAGTGGGGTCAGAACATATTTACCCAGGACGATGAATACAGATCTCTTGGATATAATCGTAGACGCCGCAATAACCCGAACGACCAAAGATCAAGGTATCCACCAAACAACCAACGCGGACGTTATAACAATAGCCCAAATAGCCGCAATAGCAATCGCCAAAACGGCCGTTATAACCAAAACGATCGGTACAACAATCGAAATAACAACGATGGTAACCAAAACGGCTCAAAAGCTTACCCAAACGGTCGATATTCTGGAAAGACTGCTAAAAATGGTAAGTACGGGGTGCAAAAGCGACCTGGAAAATACGGCGGGGCATCACCAAGACGTGGAAAATACAACTCCGGATCCCGACATAAAGAGACCAAGAGTATTTTGCAGCGACTTGAGGATAGAAAGTACGAAAGACTAACGCTAGAAAGTGCTTATGCCGAAGCTGTTACAAATCTAGAGGCGTCTAAGAGACCGAGTTTTCTAGAAAGAGTATTCGGTACAACAGAGTCCATGTTTAGCCTGGGTACTAGCTTGTCTAGAATGCGCACGATCTCTGCCACAGGTAAAGATATGGATAAAAACGCACGCAAGAAACTGGCCGAAACAGAGAAGGCTCTTGGAACTATAAAAACCGTGTTTGCAAAAGATTTGGATCAGATTTATAATAAGAATCTTAAGAAAGCTAAGCGATATACAAAGAGTCAACTAATTTCTAAAATGAAGAAAATAAATCGCCAGACGAGCATAAATACGTTGAGTAATGCTTCGTCGTTACCTAAAATAGATAAGGCGCTATCAACTTCTGCTATAATGGCGTCCAGCATCGCTAGCCTGTATGCATTCGCAAGCGACTCGACTAAATTGGGCTTTTTATTGGGGGCTGATCCAGATGAGGCTTAATAACATTGGAGGTTTACAATGAGTTCTGTATTTTCTAAGGCTGCTTCAAAGCTAAAAGACATCTTTTCTTTTAGTAATAGACGTGCTTTATACTACGCAAACCAAACATCGTATAATCCATCCGATAATAGGGCTAGGATGTCAAATAGAAAAAACGAACTCGGCCCTATAATCAACCAAATTGCAATTGACGTGGCCTCGTTTACAATAGTCCACTCCAAAGTTGACGATGAGGGTAACTATAAAGAGACCATTAAAGATTCTTCTTTGAACAGACTACTGACGCTCGAGGCAAACATCGATCAAACGGCGCAGCATTTCAAAATGGACTTTGTTAGGACCCTATTAGAGAACGATTGTGCTGCGATAGTGCCTTTTAAAACCGATGTGGATCCTTTTAAGAATGAAACTTTTAAGGTCTACGCCGCAAGAGTAGGCACAATAGTAAATTGGATGCCAGAACACGTTTGCGTGGACATATACAATGAAAAAACTGGGACTCATGAGGAAATCGTAGTCCCAAAAAGAATCGCTATTATTGTTGAAAATCCGTTATATTCTATATCAAAGTCTCCGACAGGGTCCTTGGGTAGACTATTGCATAAGATGGCCCTATTGGATAAAGCAGACGATCGAGCTAACTCGAGCCGCTTGGATTTGATATTTCAATTACCATTTTCGACAAGAAGCGAAGTCAAGAAAGAACAGGCTGAGAAAAGACGTAAAGAGCTTGAAGACCAATTATCTAGCGGTAAGTATGGTATAGGTTATATCGATGCGTCCGAAAAAATTACTCAGCTAAACAGACCTGTTGAAAATACCTTACAAGAGCAAGTCCAAACACTCAGATTACAATTATATAATGAGCTTGGTATGTCCGAAGGTATATTTAACGGTACTGCCAGTCCGGAGGAACGCCGAAACTATTATAGAAAGAGTATTTATCCTATATTAGAAGCGCTTCGTCAGGACATAACGCGTAAGTGGCTTAGTGAAAAAGCCCGTTCGCAAAAACAGTCTATCTCTTACTTTAGAAATGAACTTTCCGATCTGCCTGTAGAAACTCTGGCCACAGTAGCGACAAACCTAATTACTGCTAGAGTTCTATCCGCAAACGAAGTTCGTTCTAAAATGGGATATACACAATCTGACACAGTCGGAGCTGGGGCTTTGGAGAATCCAAATTTGTATCACCCAGAGGATGGTATGCAAAATCCGCCGGAATTTACATATGATGAAACGGCTTGGGACGGCGCACAGACCGGTGATCAACCCCAATACGATCTAGAGTCTTTAAAAGACTTGGCGATATCAGATATTTTATAGAAAGGAGGAGTACTTAATGCATAGTATTCCAGAAGGATGGGATTTCTGTGGATGTGTCACTAAGAATGACGTACTATGCACCGATGGAAGAACCATTAAGCGTGACGCTTTTGCGCACCAGTCGGGAACATCAGTTCCTTTGATTTGGATGCACAACCACAACGATCCAGCGTGCGTTTTGGGACACTTGTTCCTAGAGAACCGTCCAGAAGGTGTGTTTGGTTACGCATACTGCAATGACACTGATAACGGAAATCGAGCTAGAGAAATGGTTGCTCATGGAGACATAAACGCATTCTCAATATTCGCAACTAATTTGCGAGAGAACATGCGCAATGTTGTCCATGGAGTGATCAAGGAAGCTAGTTTGGTACTTTCGGGTGCAAACGAAGGCGCTAAGATTATTGATCATGCGTTCGCACATAGCGACGATGGTATTGATGAGCTTGAGGCTTTCTATTTGCCAGGACCGGAGGTATCTAATTTGACGATGTCGGAAGTTGAACTGGTACATGCTGACCAGGAAGAATCGAAGACAAAGGCAGACGAAGCAACTGTTCAGGATGTTTATGACAAGATGACTGACGAACAGAAGCTTGTGTGCGCATTTTTAATCGAAACCGCAGTGACTGAAGCTTTGGCTTCTGCGGAAGAAGGATCTGAAACAGACGATAGTGATAAAAACGACGAAGTCAAACATGGCGATGAAAGCACTATTAGTCATTCAGACGAAACAACTGAAATTCAAAATGAAGAAGGAGACAACGAAATGTACAACATGTTCGACAAGGAAAATAATTCGGAAGTTATGGTGCACTCAGAGTTGAATAGCCTCTTGGTTAGAGCTAGAGACACCAAGCAGTCAAGTTTGAAGGAGTATATTGCTGAGAACACAGATAGTCTCGCACACGCGGATGAAGAGTATGGTCATGGCGTGGAAGTTGGTACAGGTAATGCCACATACGGTTTCAACGACCCTAGCATGCTATTCCCAGATTATAAGGCTGTAAATAATACACCAGATTTCATCACTAGAAACATGGAGTGGGTTAATATCTTCATGGCTGGTACACAACACCTACCATTTAGCAGAATTAAGTCCGTTCATGCAAATTTGACAGAGGCTCAGGCTAGAGCTAAGGGTTATATTACTGGTCATCAGAAGGTTAGTCAGGTATTCTCACTCTTGAAGAGAAAGACAGACCCTCAGACAGTTTATAAGCTACAGAAGATGGAGCGCGACGA